GTCTTCCTTCTCTCTCTGAGGTCTTACACCCAAAGGCGGTGAGTGCCCGATGGTCGCTTGCGTCGATGCGCTCGAGGTCACGATCGGCAGTGACTCGCGCTTCTCCATTCCGCAGAACGCTGCACTCGTGAGCCTGTGCCGCTTGCTCGCTTGGCAGATCGACGACGCAGGCGATGGCGCCTCCTCCCGGATCACGGCTGCCTACCTGTCCGCACTCAAGGATCTAGCGAAGGTCACGACGACGGGTGCGGCTGTCCCCACTACTGGATCAGGCGGTGGGTCCATTGGCGCCCTCGGCAAGCTCCAAAGCATCAAGGGCGGCAAGAGCGCCTAAGCGCCGCTACGGTTCAGAGACTCCCCGTGTCTGGACTCCCCCGCTTCGTGAACTGACCGACGAAACCTCACTGGGCTTCGCTGCTATCGAGTTCGCCACCGAGGTCTGTGGCATCGACCTATACCCGTGGCAATCCTGGCTACTCATCCACGCGCTGGAACTTGACCCGGCGCTGACGGTCTCTACGATGAGTGAGCGCGGCAAGCTTGACCCGCTGTTCAGGTTCCGCAAGATCGTAGTTCTGGTCAGTCGGCAGAACGGCAAGAGCACACTCTCGCAGGTTCTCAGCCTATTCTTCCTCTACATCCTCGGCACCGATCTGGTCTTGGGCACCGCTCAGGATCTCGACACGGCCGAAGAGGTCTGGGAAGGCGCCCTTGAGATCATCGAGGAGACGCCCGAACTGGCTGCCCTCGCAGACAAGCCGATCCGCAACAACGGCAAGAAGGCGATCCGGCTTCACACGGGCGAGCGGTACAAGGTCAAGGCTGCGAACCGTCGGGCCGGCCGTGGCCTTTCTGCTGAGCTGATCTTGCTTGATGAGTTACGTGAGCATCAGTCATGGGACGCCTGGGGCGCGATCACGAAGACGACGATGGCACGCCCCGCTGCTCAGATTTGGGCGCTGTCGAACGCAGGTGACGCGACGAGCATTGTCCTGCGCTACCTCCGCAAGGCCGCGCACCTGGCAGTCGGCGACCCGGACGGCATCAATGCAGAGGACGATCTTTCGTCACTACTGCCCGCCGCTGAAGATGTTCACGATATGGTCAGCCCGGCCGACGACCTCCCCGGTGATCTTGACGTCGAGGACTTCGAGGAAGATGGCTCGACTCTCGGCTTATTCGAGTGGTCGGCACCCCATGGCTGTCCGGTTGGTGACATCGACGGGATCTTGCAGGCGAATCCATCGACCGGCCACGGAATCAGTCTCCGAACACTTCTCGGTGATGCGAAGGCTGATCCTGAGTGGGTCTTCCGCACCGAGTGCTTATGTCAGTGGTCAGAGGGCTCCCTTGAGGGTCTGTTCCCTCCCGGCTCATGGGAGGCGACAGTCGACGAACAGTCGAAGGTCGCTGACGGTGGTCGGATCATTCTCGGTGTCGATGTCTCATGGGATCGAGCAACGGCTCATATTGGAATTGCTGGCCTCCGTGAGGATGGCCTGCCTCATGTTGGTGTGATCGCCTCGCGCGCTGGTACTGACTGGGTGAAGCCGTGGCTGTTGGCTGACGATGCTCCCCCATTTAGCGCGGTGGTCATCCAGGGTTCGGGCGCTCCTGCTTCGAGCCTGATCGCCGAGTTGGTGGCCGCAGACATCGAAGTCCTCGAATGGTCTGGCGCTGAACTCGGCAAGGGCACGGGCCAGTTCTATGACCGCGTTCGTTCTGCGATCGGTGAGGGACAGGCGACGTCCTCACTGCGGCACCGTTCGCAGCCACTCCTAGATATCGCTGCCGCTACTGCCGCCACGAAACCTACGGGCGACTCGTGGCTCATTGACCGTAAGAAGTCCGCCGCTGACGCCGCGCCGCTGGTCGCGGTCATCGCAGCGATGTGGGGCCTCGACCAATACAAGGCACCTGCCGTCTCGGCTTACGAGTCGCGCGGTGTTCTGACAATTTGACCGAAGGGGGCTCCTCGTGGCGTTCTGGGACTTTCTTCGGCGACCCGTGTCGAATGCGCACTTCACGCCGAATATCAGTTTCATTGGCGGCGAGGAAATCGTGGGCCTATTGGGCGATGAGACGCCGACGACGATGTGGGAGTCGCAGCCGCACCTCCGCACTGTGGTCTCGTTCCTGGCTCGCAATATCGCGCAGCTCGGCCTTCATGCTTTCGAGCGTGACGGCGACGACCGGGTGCGTGACCGGACCTCGGCTGTGGCGACTGCGCTGGGCCGCCCGAATGATCTCCAGACGGCCTACGAATTGATCTATGCCCTCGTCGGCGACCTGTCGCTGTACGACCGCGCGTATTGGCTAATTGAGGACGACGGCGAGAAGTTCGGTCTTCGCCGACTCCCCCCTACGTGGGTGTCTCCTCAGTGGTCAAATGCGTTCACGATCGAGAAGTATGTCGTGGCTACGCGTGGCGGCAACACGGTGGACGTTTCGCCTGATGCGATCCTCAGCTTCACCGGCTACAACCCCGGTAGCCTCCGGTGCGGTTCGCCGACGATCGAAGCGCTCAAGGGCACGCTGAACGAGCAGATTGAGGCCGCGAAGTACCGCAGTCAGGTGTGGAAGAACGGCGGTCGCGCATCTGCCGTTTTGCAGCGCCCGGTCGGCGCCCCCGAATGGTCCGGCGAGGCGTCTGAGCGATTCCGCGCCGATTGGCACGACTCCTACACCGGGAACGGTCCGAAGGCTGGCGGTACGCCGCTTCTCGAGGACGGCATGACGCTGAATCGGATCGACTTCTCAGCACAGGAACAGCAGTTCGTCGAGGCCGCAAAGTTGTCATTCTCGACGGTCGCGTCGGCCTTCCATGTGAATCCGACGATGGTTGGCATTCTCGATAACGCGAACTACAGCAACGTGCGCGAGTTCCGCTCAATGCTGTACGGCGACACGCTCGGGCCTCTGATTGCACAGATCGAGGACCGCATCAATACGTTCCTGCTGCCGAAGCTGGGCATGGATCCAGCGACGCACTACGTCGAGTTCAATATCGCCGAGAAGTTGCAGGGCTCGTTTGAGGAGCAGGCAGCCGTGATGTCGACTCTCGTTGGCCGTCCGATAATGACAGGCGATGAGGGTCGCGCGAAGTTCAACCTCTCCTCACTCGGCGGCGACATGGCTTCGGTCGTCGTGCCGCTGAATGTCCTGATCGGTGGGCAGGCTTCGCCGACCGATACCGGTAGTCAGAACGTCACTGGAACCTCCTCGGCCGAAACGCCGCAACTCAAGGCCGGTGGTCGAGCAAATGAGACGTTCGAGGAAAGGCACCGCGAAGTCCTGTCTGCGTTCTTCAAGCGTCAACAGAAGGTTGTCCAGACCGCGCTGGGCGTCAAGGCGGCGGGCGATTGGTGGGACTCGGCTCGTTGGGACCGTGAACTGTCTGACGACCTCCTGAAGCTGAACCTCAATACGTCTACCGAGGCCGCCACGTCTGCCCTGCTGTCCGCCGGGTTCACGCGCGAAGACTACGACAAGGGCCGCACCGAGAAGTTTCTCAGGGCGAATGCGGATCGAGTCGCGGGCCTGATGAACGCGGCGACGAAGGATCAACTCGACGTCGCACTCAACTCTGATGATCCAAGCGCGGGCATCAATGGCGTGTTTGACGACGCCGCCGGGTTCCGCGCCGAACAGGCCGCCACCACCACGGTCACCTTTGCTTCGGCATTCGGCCTCTCGGAGTCTGGCTCGCAGGTGTCACCCGGTCGCGCCACGAAGACGTGGCGCACGACGTCGCGCAATCCCCGCAAGTCGCATTCTGCGATGAACGGCAAGACCGTTCCGATCGGGTCCAAGTTCCCAAACGGGGCCGACTGGCCTGCCGATTCGCAAAACCTTGACGTCGATGAAGTAGCCGGCTGCAAGTGTGCCGTCGAAATCTCCTACTGACCCACGAAAGGGGCAGGGATGAAGATCAAGAACGTATCCATCGGGAAGGTTAAGGCCGGACCGGCTGACGACCTGGCCGAGGGCGAGTTCCTTGTCTACCCGTCCACCTTCACTCGCACGCCTGACTCCTACGGCGATGTCATTGCCAAGGGCGCATTTGCCGAGACGATCAAGGCGTGGATCGAGTCGGGCAACACGCTTCCCGGCCTGTACGGTCACCGCCTGGACGATCCCGATTTCTTCGTGGCAGGCGCCGCAGAGATGGGCGAGGACGAACATGGTTGGTGGATCAAGGGAGCGTTCGACCTCGACTCTCCTAAGGGCGCTCAGGTCTACCGCCTGGTCAAGGGTCGTCGGCTGAATCAACTGTCGTTCGCCTATGACGTCCTTGAGGAGGGCGCCGTGGAGATCGAGGGCGGCGAGACTGCCAATGAACTCCGAAAGCTGAACGTCTACGAGTTCAGCTTCGTGCCAGTCGGCGCCAATCAGGACACCTCAGTAGTCGCCGTGAAGGCAGCCGCAGACGCGCTGCTGTCCGGCACCCAGTCCGGTCGGAACCTTCCGACCAAATCCGTGGACGAGTTGCGCGCCGCGCACGTCGCCCTCGGGAACGTCCTCACTGCCATCAGCGAGGACGCGCAAAGCGAAGACGAGAAGGCCAGCGGTGAAGCCGAGGCCAAGTCTGGCGCCAGCGACGAGGAGCCCGAGACGGTCCTGAGCCCTGCTCAGACGGCCGCGTTTGAGGCCAAGTCGTCCGCGTCCGACGAGGAGCCGAAGTCCAGTCCGTCCGCCCGATTGCTCGCGGCACAAAACCAACTGACCCTGGAAGGGGAATGAGATGGATCTCAAGACGCAGCGTGCCGCCGCTCTCAAGGCGGCGCAGGACATCATCGACTCAGCGAAGTCTGACGGTCGAGAGTTCACCGATGAAGAGGCGACCACGATCGAGACCAAGCACGGCGAGGCCAAGGATCTGGGCGAGAAGATTGAGCGGGCCACCAAGTCGGCCAAGCTGGTCAGCGACATCGGTGCCCTCGGATCATCCGATGATGGCAACGACGAGCCCAGCACCAGCGGCGCAAAGTCGCTCGGTGAGCACTTCGTCAAGTCCGTCGGGACCGAGGGCCTGTCCCGTGTGAAGACGATCTCTGGCGCCACGATCTCGGCCCCCGAGTGGTCGCCTTCATCCAAGGCGGCGACCGACGTCAACTCGACGCCCGGGAGCCTCGCGCCGTGGGGTACGGAGTTCGATCGTTCGGTCGCTCGGGCTTTCCGTCGCCCTGTCGTTTCCGATCTTCTCGGAGTCGGCACCATCAGTGGCAACGCAGTGACGTACTTGGTCGAGGGTGCCGTCGAGGGTTCGTTCGCCACCGTCGCGGAGGGCGGCGCCAAGCCGCAGTTCCACATCGCTGATCCGACGACCCGTACCGACGCGCTGAAGAAGATCGCCGGGTTCCTCAAGTTCACCGACGAGATGGCCGAGGACTTCCCGTTCTGGCAGTCGGAGATCAACGAGCGCGGCCTGTACATGCTGGCGCTGGCCGAGGAGAATCAGCTTCTCAACGGCGCGGGCACCGGCTCCACTGTCGAGGGGCTGCGCAACCGCTCCGGCGTTCAGACCGAGGCGGCTGCCAGCATCGCGGACAACGCGGATGCGCTTTTCCGTGCGATCACGAAGGTGCAGACGGCCACTGGCCTGAGTGCTGACGGCATCATCATCAACCCGCTCGACTACCAGCGTTTGCGCCTCTCGAAGGATGCAAACGAGCAGTACTTCGGCGGCGGGTTCTTCGCCGGCCAGTACGGCAACGGCGGCATCGTGGAGCAGCCTCCGCTGTGGGGGCTGCGCACGGTCGTGTCGGCCGCCGCTCCGGCCGGCGAGGCTCTGGTCGGCGCGTTCGCTGTGGCGACCACGGTGTACCGCAAGGGCGGTGTCCGCGTGGAGTCCACTAACTCCCACGTGGACGACTTCACCAACAACCTGCTCACGACCCGCATCGAGGAGCGCGTGGCATTGGCCGCTCGCGTCCCCGCCGCAGTCGTGAAGGTCACGCAGCTCGACACCGACCCGGTGTGAAGGTGAGTCGCGCGGGTCGGATGATCTTCGACCCGCGCGNCCCCGCCCCGGCATCACTAAAGGAAGAGCGCCACATGAAGCAATACACCGTCGACATCGGCGGCATCGCTCACACCGTCCAACTGGACGACGACGAAGCCGCACGGCTGGGGCTTAAGTCCGACGAGAAGAAGGCTGCGCCCGAGCCGAAGAACAAGGCACGCAAGCCCGCCAACAAGGAGGTCTGATGAAGGTCAAGCTTCGGATGCCCGCCACCGTGCGCGGGGAACCCCGCACGGTCAATTCTTCGGTCGTGGTCGACGCGGAGACCGGGCAGGCATGGGTTCGCTCTGGCGTCGCCGTCGCCTACCCGGACGAAGCGGAGGACGCTCCGTCGATGTCGTGGAATCGTGACTCGCTGGCCACTGAGGCCGAGTCGCGGGATCTCGATTCCGAGGGGACGAAAGCCGAACTGCTGGCTCGTCTCGAAGAGGGCTGATCGACCGTGCCCGTCGCCGTCGACTACGAGATTTATCCGCTGATCGATGCGCTCGATCTCGAAGAATATCCAGGTGCGCCATTCTCTGACGCAATCGTGGATTCGGCGGTGGGCACGGTCCGCGACGTGGCCGGTTGGCACATCGCGCCGCAGGTGACCGAGACGCTTTCCCTGAACTCAGATGGTGGCAGAATCCTGCTGCTTCCGACGATGCGGATTGTCTCGGTCACTGAGGTGCGCGACATGTCCGACCCTGACCGGCCTCGCGTGCTAACCGGATGGCGCAAGTCGTCCAGGCTGGGCGCGCTGTCGTTGGCTCAGGGTTGGCCTTGCGGATTCGAGTCCGTAGAGGTTGATCTTGTTCACGGCTACGCCGAATGTCCCCGTTCGCTGCTTCCGGTGCTGGCCGATCTGGCTGGATTGATGAGCGTGTCGGGTTCGGTTGTGCAGGAGTCCTCGGGTCAGGAGTCGGTTACCTATCGCGCCACTGCTCAGAGGTCGCCCGCGCTCGACCTTTACCGCTTGCGGTCGGCCCCGTGAGTGCGACGTTCGCCCGTGAGGTTATCCGCGTTCAGCGGGCCACGATTGCGGTCGACACCTACGAGCGCAAGACCTACGACTGGACCAACCTGGCCGCCGACTTCGAGATCCAGCGATGCACGGTGCAGCCAATCGCGGGGTCCGAGATGTTCGACACCGCTGGCCAGCAGGTAATTTCCCGGTGGCGTGTCGCCGCCCCCGGCAACCCTGACATCCGCGACGACGACCGGATCATCCACGCGGGCGAGACCTATGACATCGACGGCGCTGTACGTCAGTGGCCCTCACCGAGTGGCCGCCTTGCACATGCGGAAATCATGCTGAAGCGGGTGAGCTGAATGGCTGCACTCAAGAACGGGATGCTGCGTCTCGCCCTTGATGGTCCCGGTATCGGGAAAGTCTTGCGCGAGGACTGCCGCTCCCTCGTGGATTCGTTCGCTGAGGATGTTGCGGACAATGTGCGCGGGCGGTTGCCCAGTGGCACTGAGGTCACCGTCCGCACGTACACCACCGACCGCGCATCTGCTTCGGTTGGCATTGAGGATTATCGCGGCATGGCATGGCAGGCGCGCGATGGTGTCCTGACTCGTTCGGCCGACGCTGCTGGCCTAGAGGTGACTCGCAAGTGATCTCGCCCGTGGTCGTCTATCCGGAACCGCAGACCGCCGCCGTCGATGCCCTGCGCGCTGGCCTGGTGGGCCGTGAGTCCACGTACACGACAGGCGTGAAGTTCATCCCTCAGCCACCACCCACGGCGAGCAGTACCCCGCTGATTCGGATCGCCGTCGACAGCAACCGCCCCCAAGATCGTGTCATCACGCGGGCGCTACTTCGAGTGACCGTCTGGCATCTAGGTGAGTCGCTGGCCCACGATCTTGGGCAGCTGTGTCACGGGTTGATGCTCGCCCACTCAGGCGACTCGATCGCCGCTTGCTACGAGGAGTCCGGCCCGATCCCCGGATTCGACCCCGAGCCCGAGATGCACTTCTCGACCTTCACCGTTCGCGCTGTCTTGCGCGGACGCGCCATCTGATCTTCCGTCGGCACCCCCGTCGTCGGTTCACCGCGCCAAATAAGAGAACACCATCCCCGATGAAAGGCAGGCCATCATGGCAGGCGATCCAGGAAACGCAACCGTTTGGGCGAACGCCGATGTCTTCATCGGTGACCTCGCATCAGTCAACCCGGCCGATGGGGTCGACTTCGGTGCCGACTGGGATGCTGTCGGCCTCCTGTCCGGCGACGATGGATTCAGTGAGTCGATGGCGAACGACTCCAATGACTTCTTCGCATGGGGCGGAATCCTCATCGCGACCACTCGAACCAACTTCAAGCTGACTCGCCAGTTCACCGCCTACGAGGACAACGAGACCGTCATGGATCTCGTCTACCCCGGCAGCGACCTGACGTTCGACGGCGACGGCGGCTACACGGGCGCGCTTGGCGTCCCCGATCTGACCGCCAAGTTCAAGATCGGCTTCCGCACCCAGACCGGCGATCAGGTCAAGACGGTCATCAGCCGGCGCTATGCGCAGGTGGAGGAGCGCGGCGACTCGCAGGAGTCCGAGACCTCGTTGGCCATGCGCCAGCTCACGGTGTCGATCTACCCCGGCTTGGACGAGACGACCGGCAAGTACGTGCTGTTTGACACCTACAAGGGTCCGATCGTCATCGTCCCCTGACCTAGACCCCTAGAGCCGGGAGTGCGGCGCGGTGCTCTCGGCTCTAGGTTCACCTCCCGATTCCGCGCCAGACAGGTGGACCGCCCGTGCATATGCCCACCGAGGCCGAGATCGCCGAGAAGGCGACCTCTATGGGCCTGATCGAACTCCCCACTCGCGAACTGTCGTCGAGGGATCGCAAGACGGTCGCCAATGCGCTGATTAATGAGCAGCGCGAGGCGAACCGACCACAACCACCCGACCGCGCCACGAAGAATCTGCTATCTCGTCAGGTCATTGCCGACGGGGAGCGACACCTGATCTTCGAGGTGTGGGAACAAAAGGAGACCGCGCCATGACCGAGTACGCACCCGAACAGGCACCCGCCCCGATCATCCCCGCGAGTGTGCGGATGCCCGAGGATCACAAGCCTGCCGCGCAGGCTGAGGCCGAGGGCGAAGAGACCGTCACGATCGACCACGGGGGGAAGAAGTACACGCTCCCCGCCACGCCCGACGACTGGCCCGTGAAGGTCAGCCGCGAGGTTGAGGCTGAG